TTGCCGGTTACAATGTTGCTGACAGCTACCTTTGAAATGCCGACCTTTTCAGCAAGCAAAGCAGATGTTACGTTTCTTGCTGACATGATTTCTTTCAGTTGTAAATTCATAAAGTTCTCTTTAATGTGATTGCTCCGCAAATATATGTAAACTTTATCAATAAAAGTCTATTTGATAAAGTTTGATTTATTAAATGATGTTAATTGATAAATAAAACTTTATCGAAAGTATTGCAGATAATAAAGTTTGCTTTAACTTTGCATCATCAAACAAGAAGTAATAACAATTTAAACACATACGATTATGAAGACTATTAGCAGTGATTACATCAAAGAGATCAAAGAACAGATCAGAGTTATCAATGAAGCTCTAAAAAGAATTCAAGAAGCTGAGAAGGTTCAAGAAACAACAGTTAATGCACGAGAGTATGAGAAAGCTAAGAATGAAGCTATAGATGCAAGTTTAGACGTTATGACAGCACTCGAGTTTGCTGTAACATCAGCTTCAAACATGGGCTGCGGTACAGGTGCATACGATATTAGAAAGTTTCATAAGGTAGTAGAAACGACCTTATAAATAGCAGCAGGGCGAAAGCCCTGCAATTACACGCGATTATCAATTTTCAATACACACGATTATGAAGACATTAAGAGAACAGGTAGACGAAATCAAGAACATGAAAGGTTCTAAGGCTGCAAAGAAAGCTGCATTTGTGAAGTTGGGTTTGAGAAAGTACGAAGTTGAGCTTCTTATGGCTGACCTGCCTAAACAAGTTAGAGAGGTACACAAGTTTACTTTTGGGGTCGAGATTGAATGCTTGGTAGCTGCAAACATGATGAGAGAATGTGCAACAAGAAACGAAATGCCTTTTCAATATGAGGGTTATAATCACGTTGACAACAACCACTATTACAAGTTTGTTTCTGACTCTTCTATCAGAGGTGAAAACCCTATCGAATGTGTTTCACCGGTTCTTACTGGTAAGGCGGGTATGAAAAGTCTAGAAACCTGTTGCAAAGCTTTAAATGAAGCAAATGCACAGGTAAATATATCTACAGGTTTGCATGTACATATCGGGGCTGCAAATCTTTCTGATGAAGCCTACATTAATGTATTCGAAAACTATCAGAAGTTAGAGAGAGTGATTGATACCTTCATGGCACGATCAAGACGAGCCAACAACAGCCAGTGGTGTAGAACCCTTCAAGGCAAGAACTTTGATGTATGTATGACAAAGCATGATGTTTTTAGCGTCATGAATGGTAATAGATACTATAAAGTGAATGCTTGTTCTTACGCTCGACATCAGACAATAGAATTTAGGCAACATCAAGGTTCTACTGATTTCGAAAAGATTTCTAACTGGGTGAACTTCTGCGCTAAACTGGTAGCATGGTCTAAAAAGAACGTACTGAGTTCAGAGGTTAATTCAATTGACGAGATACCTTTCTTGACAATGAGAGAAAAGTCATTCTTTAAATCACGTGCTGAGGTTCTTGCATGAGCCTCGCACGATTAAAATCAAAGAATATGTGCTGTATTATTTATAAGCCAAAAGGTGTTCAGATGCCAACTCTGGACACTTTAAATAAAGTACAGAGAATCAATCATCATGGGTACGGCTTTGTCTCTTCAAAGCATAGATACAAGACAATGAACTATCAGAGATTTTTGGATCATCTTTCTAAGGTAGGTGTAAATGAAGAGTGTATCATTCACATGAGATGGGCTACTCATGGTTCTAAGTGTAGAAAGAACTGTCACCCGTTTGTAGAGAATGGCGTTTATTTTGCCCATAACGGCGTTTTACCTATCCAATCAGTAAATGACATGACAGACAGCGAAATCTTCTTTAGAGGGCAAGTTTACCCACTTGTAACGCAATATGGTTATGATTCTAAGGTGACAGAAGCAATGATGATGGCAGCCGCTGGCAGTTCTAAGTTCGCCATGATGTACAAAGGCAAAGTAAAACTGTATGGTGATTATACAAAATTGAACGGTGTGTATTATTCTAATTTGAGATGGTTATAATTTTTTGATAGATTGAAATATGGGACGGTTATATAAAGCTAATTTGCAGATTGATAAAGAAGGTGATTTAATAAGTCCTTATGGTTACAATCATCGCAGATGTCGAAATTGTGAGTATGGTGAGGTCAGAAAGGGTGGTATCTCTAATGTATGCTATTGTGCATTGAAAAATAAATTTGTATCAATCAATAGTTTAAAATGTTGTTTTAAACCAAAATCGGTATGAAAGAGAAAGAAATACTGCAAGAAATAATCGAGTGGCTGGGTAATGATACCAGCTACTTGTCTACAAGAACAGACTATGCCAGAGGCTATAAATCCGGTATAGAATGTGCAAAAGAAATTGTTGAAAGCATCATCAATAAACACAACCCTGATTTATTAGCAAACAATTAGCAAATTGTTTCGTATGCGTTGAATTGTTATTCAAAATTGTCTTCATAATTGGGTATCTTTGTATAGATACCATCGCGGGTTAGAGCAGTGGTCAGCTCGTCACTTTGACTTGGTGAAAAGCAAATAATTGAATATATGAATAGTAGATATGAAATATTGGCTAAAGAAAAAGGTTATTTTGTAGATAAGCAAGGTAACGCATATTCACCACGAGGTAATAAGGTCGGGACTCGCGGCAAAGATCCGTATTTGTATTTTGGTATAAGAGTGTCTAAAACAAAAGTTATCAAAGTATATATACATCGTTTGCAGGCCTATCAAAAGTTTGGCGATTTGATATTTAATGATAACATAGAAGTAAGGCATTTAAATGGTAATTCTTTTGACAATTCATTCAAAAACCTTGCGATTGGAACACCATCAGAAAATGCTATGGATAAACCAGAGTCAAAAAGAAAGAAAATTTCTTTGGCTGCATCCAATAAATTAAAAGTGTATTCAGATGAACTGGTTTTAGAGATACAAAAAATGAAAGAGGCTGGCATGACCTATACAGAATTGAGAAAGAAATACAATATAAAAAGTAAAAGTTCTTTGAATTATATACTAAAAAGGAAAGTATCGCGGAATGGAGCAGATGGTTAGCTTACCACTTTGACTTGGTGGGGGTCACAGGTTCGAGTCCTGTTTCCGCAACTAACATTTAAAATTTACACGATTATGAATGTATTGACATTAAGCATTAGACAGAAGTATTTTGATGAAATCTTAACAGGTAAGAAAACACAAGAGTTTAGAGAAATCAGGCCATCAAATTCAAGCAAATATATTCGCTATGTTTTGAATGGTAAAGAGTATAAAAATCCAAATGACATGCCGTCAGAGGATGAAGAACCTGGTGAAGTGACATTGTCTGCTATTAAGTATGATGCCATTAAGTTTTTGACTGGTGAGTATAAAGGCAAACGTCCTTATGCCATTGTTGAAGCGAAATCTTCTGAGATACAAATCTTGACAGACGAAAATGATCAAGAAATAGAACTCGAAGAAAAAGGTGTGAAATACATTGCAGCGCAAATGGTTTATGGTTTGGGTAAAGTGATAGAAAAATCTGATTATTAATCTTTAAAAATAAGGCCGAGTCAACGAAACAAGAAGAAGAATCAATCGTACTACAGGTGTAACACGTATTGCACAATACGGTAGAAACACCAAAGGGCAAGCATTATCAAGAGCTCAAAGAAGAGAACAAGTAAGATATGCTTTTAGAAAGGCTGAAGGTCTTGCGGTTGGATAGTTATGACACTGCAAGAAAGGACATACAGCCATATTGACCTCGTCAGACAGAAGACTGACGGGGTTTTGCTGTTTCTGTCCTTGGGTAAGGATTCTTTGGTCTTACTGGACATGATCTACCCAAAGTTTGATAGAGTCGTCTGTGTGTTCATGTACTTTGTTAAAGGTTTAGAGCATATTGAAAGATGGATCGGCTGGGTAAAAGCCAAATATCCGAAGATAGAATTTGTTCAGGTACCCCACTGGAACCTTACCTACATTCTTCGCGGTGGCCTGTATTGTGTGCCAAATCCCAAAGTGAAGTTGCTGAAGTTGGCCGATGTGGTGAAGGCAATGCAGCTCAGATACGGGCTTTACTACACATTCTTGGGAATGAAGAAGGCTGACGGCATGAACCGCCGCCTCATGCTGAAAGGTTACGAAGCAAACGGGTATGAGAACAACGGTATGTGTTATCCTTTGGCCGACTGGACTCAGAAAGACATCCTGTCCTACATGAAGCAGAACTGCCTACCGGAGCCTGTGAGGTATTCACTCAAGGCTAGTTCAGGTGTAGGCTTCAATTTGGATTGTATGTTATGGCTGGAGAAGAACTACCCGCAGGATTTACAGAGAATTTACAAGGTGTTCCCGATGGCTGAGAGAATCCTTTGGGAGCATAAACAAAAACAATAGGTATGGAACTAAGCAAATACATAAAGAGTGAATCGGTGGAACTTAATCGTTCCGCCATTCACTTCGCTGATTATAACCCCAGGAAACTGTCTGAGGAATCCCGTAAGACATTGAAGCGGGGTATTAAGAAGTTCGGTCTAGTTGGTGGAATCGTAGTCAACAAGCGAACTGGCCTTACTGTCGTGTCCGGCCATCAGCGTCTAACAGTCATGGATGAGCTGCAGAAATTCCCTGAGAACGATTACAGAATCCGTGTAGATGTCATTGACGTGGACGAAAAGCAGGAAAAGGAATTAAACATCCTGATGAACAATCCAAACGCGCAGGGTGCATGGGACTATGACGCATTGGCGCGGTTAGTTCCAGATATTGATTACCAGGATGCCGGCCTGACAGCTGCCGACCTTAACATGATTGGCTGTGATTTCCTTCTCCAGACAGAGGAAGAAAACTCCATCGCAAATGCTTTGGAAGATATGATGGCACCAGTTACCGAACAGAAAGAAGCCGAGAAAGCCGCCAAGCAGATGGAAAAAGCCGAAAAGGTGGCCCACATGAAAGAAGTCAAGCAGCAGGTTAAGGATGCAGCCCAGAAACAGGCACAGGATATGGACGCTTATCTGATGCTTTCCTTTGATACTTTTGAAGCCAAAGCTGCTTTTTGTGAAAGATTTGGGTATGATCCATATTCCAAGTTTATCAAGGGTGAGGTATTTGATGAACAGATAGAAAGAATTGAATAACAACATGAAATTTTAGGAGGAAAGCCGAGTTAGAAGAAAAACATATAGTCAGTTGTATCAACAGTCAAGACGAATAATGTACAACGCCGGAAGGCAATACGGGCTTGGTACAGACAGACAAAGAAGTATAAGAGACAGAACGAAGTCTATAATGGAAAGATATGCGGCAAGGATAGACAGCTATTTCTCAAAGAGAGGAATTGATATTTATGGTGATAAGCCTGTTTCTCGCCGCATTTATATGGGTAACAATAACGGATGATGGATTATGAAAAGTGAATCTCAAAAAAGTAAACATACTGGAAGAAAGCCAAAATTCGATTACAAGAGTGAGGAATTCCTCTCTCAGGTGGAAACGTATGCCAAAAAGGGATTCACTGACAGAGAAATTGCTTTTGCGTTAGGCCTGGCTCCTCAGACGTTCTGTGAAAAGAAGAATGAGCACTCTGAATTATGTGAAGTATTAGCGCGCGGGCGTGCGACAATCACCGCCGCTGTGCGTGCGAAGTTCCTTGCGGTGGCTTTGGGCGGTATCAAGACAAAGAGTACCGTAGTAAGGAAGCTGAAAGACCAAGACGGCAATCTGACCGGAGAAGAAGAACTTCAGGTGAGCGAAAGCGAGCTGGCTCCGAACCTTCAGGCAATGTCTGTCTGGCTGTATCACCATGATGAAGAATGGAGGAAGGTTGAGCGCCGGCAGGACGAAGATGCAGATATTCCAAAGGATATTGACCACGGAATTTCTATTGACTCATGGATTAAAGACAAGCTGAAATGATTGTACCCCAGGCGATATATCATCCGTTATACACCGATAAGGAAAAGTTTATCATTCTCATCACCGGTGGCCGTGGATCGGGGAAGTCTTTCAATGCTTCCACTTTCATCGAGCGGCTTACATTTGAAATGACACCCGTAGAGAAGATTGTCCACCAGATTCTTTATACCCGTTACACGATGGTATCTGCCGGGATGTCTATCATTCCGGAAATGATGGAAAAGATAGATTTGGACGGAACAACGAAGTATTTCAAGACAACCAAAACCGATATTGTAAACCGGATGACCGGCAGTCGTATCATGTTCCGTGGTATCAAGACTTCTTCCGGAAACCAGACGGCCAAGCTGAAATCAATTCAGGGTATCACCACCTTTGTTTGTGATGAGGCGGAGGAATGGACCAGCGAGGAAGAGTTTGATAAGATCATGCTTTCTATCCGTAAGAAGGGAATTCAGAACCGGATAATCATAATTATGAATCCATGCGATTCGAACCATTTCATCTACAAGAAATACATCGAGAACACTCATCGACTGGTGGAGATTGATGGCGTGCAGGTACAGATATCAACTCATCCCAATGTACTTCATATCCATACTACCTACTTTGACAATATCGAGAACCTTTCTCCTGAATTCCTGAGAGAAATCAAGGAAATGAAGGAGAAGAATCCTGAAAAATACGCCCATGTGGTTATCGGCCGTTGGGCAGATGTAGCTGAAGGTGCCGTATTCAAGAAATGGGGTATAGTGGATGAGTTCCCCATGTGGTGTAAGAAGGTCGGAATCGGGCTGGATTTTGGTTATACTAATGACCCTACAGCTGCTATCCGATGCGGAATAATAGATAATGCGTTGTATCTGGATGAAGTGGATTATCGTACCGGATTGCTTTCGGGAGATATCATAAAGACTTTGCGACCTTGGAATCTTAGAGTGATTGCCGATAGTGCAGACCCACGACTCATTCAGGAAATCAGTAATGGTGGAATTAAGATTTATCCAGTGGAAAAGGGTAGTGGTTCAGTCAATGCCGGTATAGACAAGATGCAAGGTATGGAAATCTTCATCACCAAGCGTTCTTATAACCTTCAACGGGAGTTCAGAAATTATGTATGGGCAAAGGATAAGGACGGAAACTATATCAACGAGCCGGAAGACCACGATAACCACGGCATTGATGCTGCTCGTTACTATGTGCTGGGAGAACTTCTCGGTAGGATTATGAAACCGAAAGACATATCAGGAGTATTTGGACATTAAAAATTAATATATGAGGACCTTAGAAGAAATTTTAGCTTTGCCGGATGTAGAGAGAAAAATCTATTATCTGAAGAAAGGGCGCAAGACTGAGCTTCCTAATGCTCATGCTCTTTATAACGATTGGAATCCAAACAAACATGAAATTGTGATTGATGAAGAAAAGTATCCGAAAATCAAAATCACTACCCAGCCTGAGAAACGGATTACAGACCCGACAACAGGGAAAGAATATGTGGAACCGGCGGTAAGGAAAGAAGTTGACCCAAACAGGATTGCTCTTCCTATCGAGCAGGACATCGTGAACATTCAGACGGCTTTCACCGTTGGAACAGAACCGGTCCTTGATTGCCAGCCGGACCAGTCGGAAGAAAGCCTTCTTTCAACATTGAAACAGGTGTTCAAGAAGAACAAACTGAAATACCAGAACAAGAAAGTAGTCCGGGCATGGCTCGCCGAGCAGGAAGTGGCCGAATACTGGTATGTGGTGAAGGATGACGGCTTCTGGGCAAAGCTTAAGCGAAAGATTTCAGGACTTTTCGGTAAATCAAAACCTGAGTACCGTCTGAAGAGTGCCATCTGGTCCCCGTTCCGTGGTGATAAACTCTACCCTTTTTTCAATGACCAAGGGGATTTGGTGGCCCTATCCCGTGAGTACAAGAAGAAAGACCTGAACGATGTAGAGATTACCTGCTTTATGACCATAACAAAGGATATGGTTTACCAATGGGAACTGACAAGTAATTGGACCGACAAAGGTACTTTCGCACATGGATTCAAGAAGATGCCGGTGATTTACATGTACCGTCCGGAAGCGTACTGCGAGAAGATAAAGAGTATGCGCGTCCGGCTGGAGAAACTTCTTTCAAACTATGCGGACTGCATCGACTATCATTTCTTCCCTATCCTCATGCTTTTTGGTAACGTAGAGAATTTCTCCGGTGAGTTCAAGAACCGAGTGGTCGAGCTGACCGGCCAGGGAGCCAACGCCCAGTATCTTACCTGGTCTCAGGTGCCTGATACCGTAAAATTCGAGGTGGAAACCCTGCTCAGTCAGATTTACGGGCTGACCAATACTCCGCGTATTTCCTTCGACTCGCTGAAGGGAACCGGCAATGCCGTTTCCGGTGTGAGTTTTGACTATGTGTTTATGTCTACCCACCTGAATGTGGAGAACCTTAACGAAACGGTCGGTGAGTTCATGCAACGACGTGTAAATTTCCTTGTCTCTGCGTTGGGTTCCGTGAATTCCACACTCGAAGTGGCTTCAGAGACCATCGACGTGGATGTGCAGATGCAGCCGTACAAGTTGGAGGACCTCAAAGACAAGATAGACACCGCCATCAAGGCCAAGGACGGAGAAATCTGGTCACAGAAACGAGCCATCACCTTTGTAGGAAACGTTGATGCTGTTATGGACGAGATTGAATCCATCAAGGAAGAGCAGGCAGAGAAGCAGAAGAACGACATTGAGAAACAGAGACAGCTTTCCGCTCTCAAAAGTGCTGGTAGTAAATCTGAAGAATAGAACAATTCAGTCAGAATATTTACGGGGATAATACAAAACAGAATGATATAAATCTAAAATATTGACTATTTAAATAGCGTTATCTTTCGAGGTATCGCTATTTTCTTTATCATAGTAAAAACATGAATACTTCTTTGTAATTATTCGTTATTTTACTATATTTGCATCGTAATTAAGTCTTAAACGCTATGAGCTACAAATCAGTTAAAGACGTTGTAACGCTGCTTACTGAAAATGGCTTTTGGTTCGTGAGGCAGAAAGGCAGTCACATGGTTTACACTGATGGTAGCCATGTAGTGATTGTCCCCGACCACGGCAAGAAAGGCGTTGAGAAAGGCACTTATTACAACATTCTGAGGCAAGCGGGGCTAAAATAGCCCCCGCCTCTTTTGTTTAACAATAAAAAGGAGGTCAGTATGAAAACCGTAGAAGTGATTGTAGAACACGCAGGAAATAATCTTAGTGCCTATATTGAAGGTGCTCCGGTGATAACGGTTGGCAACGACGTGAAGGAAATCGAGAAGAACATGAAGGAAGCTGTTGAACTTTACCTGGAGTCATGCAAGGAAATGAACATCGCTCCAGTGGAAATTTTGCAGGGTGAGTTCACATTGAAATTCAAGATAGATGCTGCTACCTTCATCAACTATTATAGCAGTATCTTTACCAAGGCCGCTCTGAGCCGGATAACCGGAATCAATGAACGCCAGTTATGGCATTATGCGGCTGGAGTACATAAACCACGCAAGCAGCAGTTGGAGAAGATTCAGAAAGGTATTAACGCGCTGACAGAGGAACTGGCAGCTATAAATTTGTTGTGATTATGATAGATGTTAAAGAATTAAGAATAGGTAATTATGTTAAGCCTATAAATGATAATGGCAAAGAGGGTAACATTGGAACTGTATTTGCTATAGGGAATTATCTAGTTAGCGTTAATGGTAATAATAACCAATACGATTATCATCAAATTGAGCCTGTTCAAATAACAGAAGACATATTAAGTAAATGTAAATTTGTGAAACGAGAATGGGATGATACGGTGGTATATTATAATCCACTGATGGAACTCGATGCTTATTTTCGTTTAAATAGAGTTGGTTATGATGTAGAAGTGAAATATTTACATCAGCTTCAAAATCTATTTTTTGATTTGACTGGGAAAGAGTTGGAAGTAAAGTTCTGATTTATTATGGAGGAGATAATAAAAAGGTTTATTGTTTTTTTTGAAAGTGACAGAATTTCAATTTCTCGCAAAATAGCTATCCCTTTATTAGTAGTGTTGACCATTTTATTATTGGATAATGTTTTGGGAACATCATATTATTGGATAAACGAAATGGAAACTGATTATATTGTAAAAGTTGAGGAAGCTAAAAAAATATGTGAATCTGATTCTGTATTAGTAGCTCATTTTGATGAAAAAATATCAAATGCAATAAAGCGACAAAATGTTTTTCAATGGTTTGCTTCATTGTTTAAAAATACAGGGCTTGAAAATGTAGAAGAGTCCAATAGTACAAATTTAAATGGAAATATATTTTCTAAAATAGAGAAATGGTTCCCAGAAATTAAAAGAAATCAAATGTGGCATACCATAACTTCTTCTCTTTTGTGGATTATTTTTTTAGCTTTCTTATCATTATTCCTGATTTTTGCACCATTTGTCGTTGAGAAGGATAAAGTTGCTACTATATTAGGTGTTATAATTGGAATTGGTATATTAGCATTTTTAATCTGGATAACTCAGTGGATATTTGGTTTGATTCCTGTAATACTTAATAGAGCATACATAAATTATATTTTGCAATTAATAATAAATCTCATTCCAATAATAGCTTTGACTGTTGGAACAATAAAGGAAGTAAAGAAGAAAAAACTTTCATAATATCTTCAAATATAAAAAAGCGTGATTCCCCCAGTAGTCACGCTTTCCTTTTGTCTAAAAACGAACATTCCCCTAATTGTTTCGTATCGTTAGCCTTAAAATTTCCTCTTCCCTTTCTCTATAAGTAAATTTACCGTATGAAATTATTAATCAAACTCATACGGTATGACAATCTTTGAACAAATCTTGGCAGGACTGCAACAGAAATTCGCTGGGGTGGACACTGCCACACTCACCCGTATCGCCACAAAGAAGGCAGAGGGTGTAACGGACGAAACGAAGGTGACCTCTATTGTTGAGGGTATCTCATTTCAGGACGTGATGCAAAACTATGGTGATTTCCGTGCAGGACAGGCGCAGACTTCCGCTGTTTCAAACTACGAGAAGAAGCATGGACTGAAAGACGGGAAACCAATCGAGAATCCGAAACCAGAACCACCGAAACCAAATGACCCTCCAAAGCCGCAGGAGACAGACATCGCAAAGATGATTGCCGATGGCATCGCCGCCGGTATCAAGCCGTTTGCCGACAAACTGGCCAAAATGGAGGAACAAGAAGCGCAGGCGCAGCGTAATTCTCAGATTTCAGTAGTGGCGAAGAAGTACGGTATTCCCGAATTTATGCTGAAAGACCGCAACATTCCTGAAAACACGGACTTGGACACTTATTTCAAGGACATGAAGCAGGATATGTCTAACAACGGTTTTCAGTTCTCCAAAGCTCCTGAAACCGCCGAACAGAAGCAGGAGAAGGAAGCGAGCGAGTTCGCCAAAATGATTGAGGCGGACACAAAATCTATTGTCGAACAAAAAAACAAGTAATTTATGTCAGCAGGATTTAAGTACAACATTGAGCCTGAGCCGTCCATCGAGGAACGCTATGACGTTTCCACCGGTGTAAGACGTAGAGGCCCTTACAAGCTGGAGACGACCAACCTTGTTGCTGGTTCATTTCTTCCATCCTTCACTCCGATTGCCGCTGATTTGGTAAAGAAAACCGCTCAGGTGGCCATCCGTGTAGAAGTCTATGAAAAGTTTACCACCGGTTCCAATACCACATTGAAAATCAAGAAAAACTCTTTGGCTTATGTGGGTATGCACATCGGTGACGGTTCCCATGGAGCTACAATCAACGCTATTGACAAGTCTGATAAGGCTTTCGATAAATTGACATTGGCGGCAGACTTTGGCGCTACATTGCAGGCTGGAACAGTTCTCTTTGAAGCAACGGCTGTAGCTGGAACAACTCCAAAGGTGGTTGCTAACTCTGCTTTGTATGAAAGAAAACTCGTAGAGAACGATATCGTCTTGGTTGCACTTTTGATGCGTGCATTTGAGATTGAGCCTACTAAGTTGGCTATGCCTTTTCATGCGAAGGACAAAGAAAATTTGCCACATTTCCAGTTTAACGAATAAAGAAAGGAGGACTAATATATGATGCTAACTATTCATACTCTGTTTAACGACCCCAACATCGTTAACGCCGTTATTCAGCGGGTCCTTCAGACACGTAAGGATACTATCTATTGGCAGCAGTATCTTGACTTCCGTAGAACAACTACCCGCGTGTTCAAGGACTACATTGGACAAGTTACGGGCGTGATGGCCGGTTCTATCAACTCTCGTTATGGCGAGAAACCTATCCGTGAACGACGGAATATCGGCTCAGGATATGGTGAAATCGCTTATCTTGGCGATGCTTACCAAATTTCCATTGACCGCTTGTCTGAGCTTCAGGATTTGATTGACAAGTTCAATGCAGCTAAACCTGCCGACCAGGTAGCAGCCATGCAGGAAATTGTGAACTTCATCTACGACGATTACCGCCAGGTACTTTTAGCAGCGCACAAGCGCATGGATATTATCGTAGGTTCACTTCTGATGACCGGAGAAGCAACAGTCAAGAACAAGGACGACAATGCCGGAGGTGTCGACCTTCTTAACATTGAATTGCCGTTTAAGTTTATCAAGCCTGATACTGGTGCGAAGACGAACTTCATCACCTATTTGCAGCAGCAGATTAATGCACTGAAAGCGGACTATGGTAATTTCCAGAAGATGATCATGTCTCGTGGAACTTTCGTAAAGAATATCATCGGATCGGCTGAGTTTGGTGACAAGTTTAAGATGCAGCTTACAGGAAATGAGATGTATCTTTCAACCGGGTTGGTTACCTCTCAACTGGCTTCCCAAGTGTTCACTGGCATCGGGCTTCCGGCCATTGAAATCAAGGAAGATTACGTAAAAGACCAGACCGGAAAGAACGTACAGATTTACGCCGACGACCGTATCACCTTGCTTCCGCAGGATAAGGTTGGTTATATGCGTTTCCACACTCCGTACGAAGCAGTGGACGGCGTACCTGGACGCAACTACACTCAGGCCGATGGTGATATGCTTATCTCCGGTTATAAGGATAAGAATGGACGTTATCTTGAATACACTGCAGAGTGGATTCCACAGATTACAAATCCGAACCTGATTGTGAACTTTGATTTGTCAACCATGAACGCATGATAGTAAATGACTACATATCACAGAAGTTTCAGACCTTCGGCATTAACTTGTCGGAGGCTGACCTTTTGGAGATAAGTCTGTCTTCAGGGATAAGCGGAGAGGATGAGATGGGCCCGTCAAACATCGGACTGGTTTCGGTGACTATGGCGAAGTTCATCCCCTCTCTATTGCTACGTGCCACTTCCATCAGCGAGAACGGTTTCTCTATGTCCTGGGACATCAAGGGAGTAAAGGAATACTACTCGTTTTTGTGCAAGAGGTACGGCCTTGAAGATACGTTAAGCGATAAACCTAAAGTCAGATTCTTATGATATTCGCGCCCCATACATTACAGGTTAAAGTCACCATTCCGATGGAAACAGACGAGTTTGGCCGACCTATCCCCGGAACCGGCGGAGAAAGCTGGCAGGACGTATGTAAGTGCCGGTGTGACGACAACTCTACCAAAGAGTTTACTTCGGAGAACGGTGAGGTGTTCCGACCGAATTATCACGTAGTCTGTGAGAAGAAAATCTCACTGAGTGCTGGTGATGAAGTCAGATGTATGGACGGTGAGAATATCCGTGGAACTGGCAAAGTTTACATGGTGAAGAATACAAACTATTTTGGTTACTCAGAGATATGGATGTGAAGTTTGATTTTTCGGACGTGGATAGCTTTTTCGAACAAGGTTATGCCGAGGTGAAAGCCGTTGAGGAGAAGGTTGGTAAAGAGGCTGTCGATTACGCTGTAAAGAATGGCAACTATCAGAACCGGACCGGAACACTCCGTAAGTCAAATAAGTATTCAGTTGAGGATGACGGATTGGTGATAAGAAACGATGCTGAGTATGCCTCGCACGTCGAATCTAAAGGCTATGAAGTATCAACTGGTGCGGCTCTATACGCTGAGAAACGATTGAAGGAGGAAGTCAAATGATAGTAACTACCGACATAGCAAATATACTTTACCGAGATTGCCAGCCTTTTGGTATTGACATTGTTCCTCACGGCAAGAAGCTGACGGGTGCGATGAAATCCGAAAGGATTGTTATTCACTCTAAAAAACAACAGCCGGGGACGTACTGGAAGAAATCCTTCGTTGAGGTGAACCTTTGCGTTCCTGACTTGAAAGAAGGTGAAGCCAATACCATCCGGCTGAACGAACTGGAGAAACAGTCGCAAGAGCTATTCGACGGCATAACCGGACGCTATGATGGTACCACCTATCATTATTCTATCGAGTCAATCGGAATAGAGGAGGACACATCCTTGAAGTGTCATTATGTGAATGTAAGAATTTTGTTTGAAGTTTTAAATGTGAAATGATATGGCAGAAGCAAAGAAAATAACAGCTGTAAATATCAAGAAACTTTGGTATGGTGAAACAAGTGCTATTGCAGAAGATTTGACCGGACAGGCTTTGTATACTCTTTTGCAGGGGGAGACCTTGAAAGAAGTCAAGAATATTCACCAGGATACCTGGACGCTCGAAGAAGCGGAAGCAAGCCGGACTAATTATAAAAACCAGCTCACGGGACAGACCTATCGAAGCGAAAAGGAAATGGGTGATGTAACTGTCAATTTCACCATTGGAGAATACGATTACCCAACTAAGAAAGACCTCATGGGTGGTGATGTTATCAATACTGACAAAGGATGGAAACGTGCGCGTGGTAAGGTGAATATTGAAAAACTGATTGTTGCCATGACCGATGATGATCAGTATTGCGTCATTCCTCGTGCCGACATCGGTGCCCGAGAAGCAACTACCGATAAGGCTATCGGTCTTCCCGTCAGTGCTGTGGAGTTAGAGCCGAAAAATTCGGCAGTTGCGCCGGAGTATTGGTTCGATTCCGAAGAAGTTAAAGAGGCATGAACTGATGTAAAGGTCGTAGCAACGCCTTCAGATGCAACAGTAAAGCTGGACGGGCAAACGGTCAAGACCAAGAGGGTGAAATCTGGGATATCCGTTTCCTATGAAGTATCAAAGGCAGGCTATATCACACAGTCAGGAAGTATACCTACCTCCCTGTCTGATGCTTTCAAGACCGTTGAGAAGAAAATAACTCTCGCTCAAGAAAGTGGCGGTTAGTTTTCAGGATGTTTAATGGGTGGGGCTTCGGCTTCACCCTTTTTCTTTTAGTTATGAATCAAGGAGCAAAAATTATATCAGAATCTATTATTGGCAGTGACTTTAGAACAGTATTTGTTAATGGGAAAGCATATACTGTTTATCCTCCTACTGTTAACAATTTATCAGGTGCAATCTCTCATTTATCTGGAGTACAAGAAGCGGACAATCTGAAAGAAGTTCTGTTCTCTTTAGGAGAGAGTAAAGCCTATAGTAAGGCATTATCGTGGTTGATTACAGGTGATGAGAGTTTGAGTGAGGAGTTAGCCAATGGAACATACGAAGAGAACGTGAACGCTTTGGAGGAAGCATTGTCCATGATTGACTCAAAGGTTTTTCTGAAAGCTGTCAGCTTGGCGAAGAACGTAAGCCTGCTGGCAGCGAAACCGAGGTTGTAGGAAATGATACTCTCCTGGGACAGATTGCGTCGTTCATGGAAAATCTGCACCTGTCATACCGGGAAGTGGTCTATGAGATACCATACAGGAATTTAGTATTAATGCAGCGCGATAAGCTCCATACCGTTACCGGGACCAAGGTTACAAAGGTAAAGGGTAAGGACATGGCTTCGCGCAGAAGAAGAAACAAGAAATAGATATGGCTCTATTAGAATGTTAAAAAGCAACAGAAACGTTACTTTTTTACGTTACAAAGTTTGCTTAATAGTAACGAAAATGTTACCTTTGCATTGTCAATTAAAAGTTCTTTGATTTATGAAGTTTTCAGAGTTTTACAAATTGATTGAGTCAGCAGGCTGGACAATCGAAAAGGGAAAGAAACATCACAAGTATGTTCATCCCGACTTTGACTACTTTATCCCTGTAGGCAGACATCCGGCCAAAGAGATACCTAAAGGTACTCTTGACAGCATGATGAAAAAGGCGGGGTTAAAGAAGTAAAAGAACAGCACCCACTTCGGTGGGTGCATTTAATTGACAAAACTTAAAATACACGATTATGAAGAAGATTCAGGCTATTATTGAAAAAGCAGATGATGGAGGAATCTCTATCTATTCTGAAGATGTAAACGGTGCGTATGGCTTTGGGCTTACAGAACAAGAAGCGAAAGAGGACTTTATTTCTGTTTTAGAGGAACAGGCAGAATATTACAAAGAAAAACATGGTGAATTTCCAAGTTGGTATAAAGCTGGCTATTCTGTGGAGTATGTGTATGACTTAAGTGGATTTTTTGAGGCATTTCCGTTCATCAATGCCAGTAAGTTCGCAAAGGAAATAGGTTTAAATGAATCTGTGATGCGAAAATATAAAGGCAAGATCGTAACAGCTTCCGAGAAACAGAAAGCATATATACAATCCAAATACAATGAAATTCTTAAAAGAATGGAACTTGTCAAGTTTTGATATTCCAGCCGTGAGGCTTTGATATAAATTAAAGAACAAATTGACAATTTGGCGCATCATTATGATGCGCCTTTTTTATTAAAACACTGAAAAACACAAATACGCAACAATAGGTTTATTGTTTGGTATTAATCATCGTAAAAACTGAATATTAATGAATTGAGGTGTAACTTCAAACATTAATATTCAGTTTATAATATATGGCTACACTTGTATTCCGCGTAAGCGCACAATATGATGAAGTTATAAGACTTCGTAATGAGATTAGTAAGCTGGAAGCCCAGTTAAAGAAGATGGACGTAAACAAATCACCCGCAGCCGCCAAGGCATTGGAAACTCAACTGGCATCTGCTCGCCAACAAATGATGGGGCTGGTGACCGAGGCGGCCAAAGTTGGTGCTGTGATGGAGAAAGACTTTAAATCCAATATTTACAATGCCTCACAATCTGTAAATGATTTTACTCAAAAAATTATTGACCAGAAAAGAGTTGTCAAAGACGTAGAACATGATGTTAAGCGGTTGGGCGATTCTTATAAAACAGCTTTAAAAAGAAATCCAACGGGAGCTGCAAGCTTATTATCAGAATACCAATCTGCAAAGAAGACTCTCGATGAAGAAAAAGCTACTTTATTTGGTTTGACTCAGCAGCAGGCTGAAGCCCGTCTTTCTGTAAAGAAACTGAAGGATGAATATGCAGCCTTTAAGGAAGAAGCAGGCGAAACGGTCGAAGCAAATGATAAAATGTCCGTTTCCTTAACTAAAGTACTTGGTGTAATAGGTGGAGTAACAGCCTTGAAAAACTTTGTTACAGAACTTGTCAATGTACGAGGACAATTCCAGCAGCTTGAAATTGCTTTTTCAACCATGCTAAAAAGTAAGGAAAAAGCGGATAAACTGATGTCAGAGCTTGTGGATATTGCAGCAAAGACACCCTTCGACCTTCAAGGGGTAGCATCTTCTGCCAAGCAAATGATTGCTTACGGCTCCCCTGCTGAAAATGTGGGTGATGAGCTTGTAATGTTGGGTAATGTAGCCGCCGGTGTTGGCTCCCAGCTTAGTGAAATAGCCTATCTCTATGGTACATTAAGGACGCAGGGTAGAGCTTATGCTACAGATATTCGTCAATTTGCAGGACGTGGTATCCCTATTTATGAAGAACTGGCAAAGGTTCTTGGTGTTACAAAGGACGAAGTTTCCGGTTTGGTAAAGGAAGGCAAGGTAGGATTTAAAGAAGTAGAACAGGCCTTCAAAAATATGACTAGTGAATCAGGAATCTATTATAACCTGATGCAAGAACAGTCTAAGTCTCTTACAGGTCAGTTGAGTAACCTTGGAGATGCTTGGGATACAATGTTGAATGAGATTGGAAAAGATACTCAGGGAATTGCTTCTGCAGGTATTTCAGGATTGAAAGGTCTTATTGAGAACTATGAAACTGTTGGTAAGATTTTGATAGGACTGATTGCTACATACGGGACATATAAAACCGCTCTTATTGTAGTGCGAATAGCTCAGGATACATTAACGGCCAGAATGGAACTTGCAATACTGGTTACTAAAGCTCAAACGATAGCCCAAAAGGCTTTGAATACGGTTATGAAAGCTAACCCGTATGTACTGGTAGCTACGGTTCTTGCCGGGCTTGTTGCTACTATGTGGGCCTTTCATGACAGCACAACCGCATCGGAAAAGGCACAGCAAAAATTCAATGAAGAACAAAAGAATTTTGCGAATCAGGAAGAGGAACGCAAGAAAAAGATAGAAGAGCTGATACGCGTTATCCAAGATGAGACAGAAACAGAGTTTTCAAAGATAAAGGCCTATGAGGAACTGCAAAGGTATTCTCCTGCACTTTCTTCTGCTTATACCCGTGAACAACTGGCTGTACTCAATCTTGCAGAAGCAAATAAAGAACTGAATAAGGAACGAGACAAGAACAGTTATGAAAACATACTAAAGAATATACAACAATGGGAGGAGAAAATAAAATCATTAAATGCTTCTTTAAAAAATGCCGGGCAAGGTGCCCCATTAATTGCTTCACAAATAGAATCAGCAAAAGCAAATCTTAACAAGTGGGAATCAGCCCTGAGCGAATATAATCGACTGAAAAAGGAAACAGAGGAAAACTCGAAACCTGTAGAAGTCAAGCTAATGAAAGCAAGAAGTAATCGTGAGCAGATTATACGCGAATACAATATAGCAAGACAAATATTGCAGGAAGAGCAAGAAAAAATTAAGAATTTTCCTTTTGCAACAATTCCTATTGACGTTCAAATACGGTTCAATAATGCGCAAGCAGCGCTAAAAGGGATTGACGGCACCATATTTGGCCTGGAATCGCAAAGGGAAGCATCGGAAAAGTCGTATCAGCAAGCATATAAAGAAGCAAAAGCTGTTTACGAAGCAAAATTAAAGGCTGTAGAGGATGCTAAAAAAGGTACTGAGTCAGCCTATAAGAAAGCTGTAGAAGAGTTGGAAGCGGCAGAAAAATCATATAAATCGCTCGGTGGTATAACAGGAGACACTCTGGCCAAACAAGAGAATGATGCGAAGAAAGATGCCGAGCGACAAAAGAAAGAGCAGCAACAGCTTGCAGAAGAACTCCTTCAGCTTCGATTTAAGAATCAGCAGGATGAAATCAATCTGATGGAAGATGGGGCTGAAAAGAAACGTAAGCAGATAGAACTTGATTATCAGAAAGAATATACAGAAATTCAGAAATTAGAGAGGGAGTGGTTGGCAAAAAATGGCGAAAAACTTACACAAGAACAATCTATTGAAATTTCAAGACGATATACCAATGCTGAAAGTAAATATGATAAAGGTATTTCTGAACTTGAAGGTGGTTTTACTCCTGAGCAATTAAAGACATCCATGAACGAATATCTTGCAGCTTATGGAACATATATTAATAAACGCAATGCTATTATAGCACTGAGTGAAGAAAAGAAGAAAGGAAAGAACGAATGGGAGAAAAAAAGCATAGATGAAGAAACTAAACGTACTCTTTCTAATTTAGATATTGAAGCTGCAAAGACCACATCGTCAATTTCTCTGTTGTTCGGTGATATGAAGGATAAAACTCTAAAAGATTTACAAGATATCAATGAGAAAGGTAAAGCTGCTTTAGAGTTTTTGAAATCCGGTGAATGGAATGAAGAAAAAGGCTTAGAATTGGGTATAACCAAAGAAACTTTTGAAGTATGGAGCCAATCACCTGAAAAACTAAAGAATATTTCTGATGCATTAAGGGATAACAAAAAGGCAGCGGATGATTTAAGGCCGTCTTATGATAAAGTTGCAGACGGATTGAAGAAAATCTTCATGTCTGGAGATGATACAAAGAAGCTGAAAGAGTCCCTCTTTGATATTCAAGAAGGCATGAACGATATTATGCAGGTAGGATCATTCCTTTCTGATACATTTTCTTCTCTTGGTGATGCCTTTGGTAATGATACTTTTACAGATATTGCAGATGGTATTAACGTTGCTATGGATGCTGCTAATTCAGCAATGCAAGGAGCACAAGCTGGATCTGCATTTGGCCCTTGGGGGGCAGCAGCTGGTGCCGCTATAGGTTTGGTTAGCTCACTTGCTTCTTCTATAGCAAAAATCCATGATAAAAAGAATGAAAAACGTATTCAAGAATTACAAGATCAAATTGAAGTTCTTGAGAAATCATATGAGAGACTTGGTAATTCCATTGAAAAGGCATATTCTAAAGATGCTTCTAATTTAATTGATCAGCAAAATAAACTTTTAGAACAGCAAAAGGTTCTCATTCAACAACAGATTAGGGAAGAACAAGATAAAAAAAAGACAGATAATGACCGTATTAAAGAATGGCAACAGCAAATTGAAGAAATCAATAATTTGATTGAAGAAAATAAAGAAAAAGCTGTAGACGCTATTTTTGGAGAAGATGTAAAAACTGCTATAGAAGACTTCGCTTCTGCATATGCAGAGGCTTGGTCTAACGGAGAAGATAGAGCCGAGTCAGCAAAAGACGCAGTGAAAAATATAATGCGCCAGATGGTTACAGAGTCTATTAAATCTGCAATTCAAGCTTCTGGATCAATGGAGAAAATAAGGCAAAAACTTCAGGAATTCTATGCTGATAATGTCCTTTCAGGATGGGAGCAAAATTATATCTACAATATGGCTGAAGAACTCCAGAAAGAGTTGGATAAACAATTTGGTTGGGCTGATAGCCTTATGAAGGATGACTCCAAAGAGCAACAATCTGCCTCCGGTAGAGGTTTCGGTACAGAAATGACTCATGAGGATGCTGGTGAATTAAGTGGGAGATTTACTGCTGTATATGAATCAAACATTCGCATAGAAACAGCTACCCAACAACAGACAATTGCTATTACAGAACTTCGCGGATCAATTTCCAGTTTAATTACTCAGACGCAGGGTATGTGTAATATTGCTGATGAAACACGCACTATATTAGCTAACTCCTATTTAGAATTGCAGCAAATCAGAGAAAATACAGGTGAGATTATTAAGCCAATTAAACAGATACAAAAAGATATAGAAGAAGTAAAACGTAACACATCAAGATTATGATAGAAGTAAAGGATATTTTAAATAAAGCGATAGGATTAGGAGCATGTTCTCAATCATCTAAGGCTACAGATTGGAAAAGTCTTGTGTGGCTTTTTTTCTCTCCTCAGGGATGTGAGTTCTGTAAAAGTATTAATTACCCTTCACTGGAGATGTTTCGCTCAATGAAAGGGAATGTAGAGTCATTCGGAGTATATATAGAAGAAAATGTGAAAGCAGTAAACGAGGATAAGGCAATAATCGGCGGTACTGCTGAATTGACTTTTCAAGGTACGGATAAAGCTTATAAAGTAATTATCATGCACGGTGGCAATGTCCGTATTAAAATAAGTAATTATGCAGTTGTCCGTATAGAGAATATTAGTGGTTATTATGAGATTATTAACGATGGAACAGGAAAGGTATTGATATGAGTGGAGATTTGATTATTAACGGAAAAGATGCCTGGACAACATGGGGTGTCCGTATGGGGGACGGTTTCCTCGATACTATCGACGGATTCAACGAGATGAAGGACTACATCGAGAATGGGAGCCGGTTGGAACATGGAAAACGTGTGATAACCGACAACGCAAAAGTGGACTCGCGAGAAATTACACTACAGTTTACCATCGAAGGAAATTCGGAGAACGACTATCGGACAAAGAAGAAATCTTTTCAGGCCGAACTGGAAAAAGGTGCAGTAAACATCAAAGTCCCGACTCTCGGAAATGAAGTTTACAAGCTGGTTTACCTAGGGAAAAGTCTGTCCTATGGACTAAGTCCTGATCGTTGTTTTGGCAAGGTTTCAGGGAAATTTTGCGAACCAAACCCGATGGATAGAAGCGAATAACGAACATTTCTTTTATTGTTTCGAATGGAAGTCTTGATTTTTAGGGCTTCCATTTTCTATTTATGAACTTTGGGGATATGATTGAAATTAAGGACATATCTGGAAAGACAAGGTTTTCTACCCCCATTAATAAAGGGGCAAAGGGAAAGTTCACACTAATGAAAGAGGACTACATCATCCTCCCATTTTCTGTGCCATCTCCCATACCGTTCAAGCTGGGTGACTACGTAGATCTGTCTGGCGTATTGGATGAATCACTCGGTGGAAAGCTGGCGAAAATCTATGAGATAACAGACCTTCAGAAGCCAACCTATAACACTTCCACCGGAGGGTATGACTACGAGCTTAAGATGAACGCCTACTACTGGAAATGGAAAAATAAAATCTTCAAATATACACCAGAACAAGCTGGTGGTGAGGCTTCTTGGTCGCTTACAGCGGCATTAGACGTTCAGTTAGGGGTATTCCTTCGTAATTTGAAAGCGCTAGGGTATACCTATAAAGGGACGGATTTTACATTTAGCATAGATGATACAGTGGAGAACAAGGCCGTAGCGATGACGTATGATAACATAAATCTGCTAGATGCCCTATTCTCCATGGCGGGTGAGGATAAGTGGAACTGCGATTGCTGGATCACGGATAACGTAATTCATTTTGGGCGAAATGAGTTCGGTGATGCCGTGAAAATAGAGCGAGGAGTTGAAGCGTCAGACATCACTCGCAGCGAAAGTGAGGGCACTTATGCCACCCGTATCTATGCGTTTGGTTCTACTAAAAATATTCCTACAAACTACCGGCCTACCGACGAGCAAGTGGTAATCAATGGAATAGTCCAGAAACGGCTTATGCTTCCGGCTGACACTCCTTATATAGACGCATACGAAGGCATGTCACAGGAAGAAGCTATCGAGGATGTGGTTGTTTTCGACGATGTCTATCCTCGCCAGGTTGGTACCCTTTCCGATGTACACACCCGTACTGAGAAAGTAGAGAGTGAGGATGGCACCAAGGAAACCGTCACCTATTATCGTTACAAAGATAGTGGACTTACATTCAAGGAAGAGTATATTATCGAAGGACAGGAGCTTCAGATCACCTTCCAATCTGGTAAACTGAACGGCATGGCGTTCGGTGTAATTTTCAATCCTGATCCCAAAGATGAGAGTAGGGGCGAACAACTTTGGGAGATAGTAAGAAATGAGAACTACGGCCGCCCTTTGCCAGATGATATGATGTATCCTGCAAACGGTGACAAGTATATCCTTTCTGGATTTAACATCCAGCTTGTATCAGATCAGTATATCCCGGAGGCTGAGCAAGAGCTGAAAGATAAAGCACAGAAATATGCTGAGAAGGTAAAGAAGGATGACGGTACCTATCCGGTAACATTAAGAAGTGATTGGGTGCATGAAGATTTGATTTCACGCACATTCGAGTTCGGGCAAAGAATAAATCTCGTAGATGATACCTATTTTGAGAACGGACGTATCTCACGTGTCTTGGGATGGGAAATGAGTCTTGATGTTCCTTGGGATTCGCCTGTTTATACGATAGGTGAGAGTATGCCTTATTCTCGTATTGGAGAAATTGAAGATAAAGTTGATGCACTGACCTATAAGGGACAGGTATATACAGGAAACGGAAGTGGTAGCGTATATGTTATCAAAGTAAATGATTCAACTCCCCCTTCAGATAGTAATGTGTTTTCTGCTCTCAGATCATTGAAAATGTTTCTTCGGAAAGATCAGCAAGATGAAACGAATTACCTTCTTTCATTGCTTGGTGGAATCTTGGTTAATAAAATAGCAAAATTCGGTAATTTCATTACAGGTGTTTCTGGTGGTATGATAGACGATGAAGGGAATATGGAAATGGAATCAGGCTATTTTCGTAAACGATTATTTGTTCCGGAAATAGCTTATAATCGCATTACATATTTCAAAGGACGTGCTGTTATATCTCCCGGGGGCGGTTGCAAAGTAAAGTCATATATAAAGAATGATGATGGAAGTTTTACGGTTATACCAGACTTGACAGAAGCGGACGGACTGAGCCAGTTTGTTGATGACATTCTGTCTGCTTTCTTTACAACAAAAAATGAAGAAGGAAAACTTACTGGTTTTGCGCAAATGCAGTTTCGCGTGACAGAAGCCGACTATGATGCAAAAACATTCAAAATGGTAAATCGTCCCGGGAACAACTACGAACCGGGTGAGGAAATGATACTGGCACAAACGGGGAACTTTACAGACCTAGACCGTCAAACATACATTCTGTTTGATACTCTGAACGGGAACAATTGTATTACTTTCTTTGATAACGCCAATACCTGGGACCCGGAACCGGCACAGATGAAAAGCTGGCTGGGGAAAAAGAAAGGAATGAAAGTACAGGGATTTGACTGTGACAACTATTCGGCTGTACTACAAAATATCCTGATGACCGGTCTTATATTCCAGACGGATACCATTACCGGTCAGCCGATTCGGGTTCCTCTTGACAAAGGGGCATGGGAGGCTGGGCCACATGCTTATTTTGATAGAGTATCCCATAATGGTTCATTATGGCTATGCATCAATCCGGAAGGTACAGAGTCAGAACCTGCTGATAATAATCCGGATTGGCTGAAGCAGGTTGCAGAAGGTCAGCGTGGCTTACAGGGACTTCAGGGACCGAAAGGAGAACAAGGTATACAAGGCCCTGCTGGAGCAGATGGTCGCAGTTCCTATTTTCACATAAAGTACTCGCATTTACAGAATCCTGACAAGCCGACTGATATATCCGATACACCTAATGACTATATCGGCACGTATGTTGATTTCTCAGAGGATGACAGTTCCGATCCGGCTGCTTATACATGGGCACGCTTTAAAGGATTGCAAGGGGCCAAAGGTGATCAGGGCATACCGGGTACAAATGGCGCTAACGGTCAAACCTCTTATCTGCACATTAAATACTCTGATGATGGAGGTTCAACATTTACCGGCAACAATGGAGAATTGCCGGGTGCCTATATCGGACAGTATGTAGACTTCACACAGGCTGATAGCTCAGATCCCAAGAAATATACATGGAGCAAGATTCAGGGTGAGCAGGGACCGCGTGGTCTTCAAGGGCTTCAGGGTGAAAAGGGCGAGCAGGGTATCCCGGGGCCAAAAGGTGAAACCGGGGCTACAGGAGCAGCTGGTAAAACCTCTTATTTCCATATTAAATATTCTAATGACGGGGGTAAGACCTTTACTGGTAATAATGGCGAGGATGTAGGAGACTGGATGGGTACATATGTCGATTTTACACAATCCGACAGTGGCAGTGTTTCTGCATATAAATGGATGAAGACAAAAGGTGCACAGGGTGCAAAAGGTGACCAGGGTATTCCGGGAACAAACGGGACGAATGGGCAGACATCTTATTTGCACATCGCTTATGCCAACTCTGCAGATGGTTCTTCGGGATTCAGTACCAGCGATTCAACCAATAAACTCTATATCGGCCAATATACAGATTTTACACAGGCAGATAGTAACGATTACAAGAAGTATTCCTGGAGTAGAATCAAGGGTGACAAGGGAGACAAGGGTGATAAAGGAGACACGGGACCTCAGGGCGCCAAAGGGGATAAAGGTGATACGGGGCCTACCGGCTCTCAAGGCATTCCCGGTACATCATCATATTTCCATGTAAAGTATTCGGCAAACTCAAATGGTAATCCGATGAGTGATACTCCGAACACCTATATAGGTACGGCTGTAACACAAAGTTCCACAGCACCTACATCTTACACTTCCTACAAATGGGCAAGATTTCAGGGTGCACAAGGGCCTAAGGGTGATCAGGGTATTCAAGGACCTGCGGGAGCCAATGGTAAAACTTCTTATCTGCACATTAAATATTCCAATGATGGCGGCAAGAGTTTTACAGCCAACAACGGAGAAACTCCCGGTGCTTATATCGAGCAGTATGTAGATTTTACACAGGCTGATAGCAGCAGTGTTTCTTCTTACACATGGACTAAGGTTAAGGGAGATAAAGGTGACAAAGGAGATACCGGATCTGCCGGTGTAGGCGTTAAATCAGTAGATGTTCTGTATTATATGTCCACATCAGCAACTTCATTGTCAGGTGGTAGCTGGCAGACAACTTCCCCGGAATGGGTTAACGGCAAATACATGTGGTCGAAGACAAAAGTCACTTATACGGATGAAACGACAAAGGAAACAGCTCCCGTATGTATAACCGGAGCGAAGGGTAATACAGGAGCAACCGGCAATACAGGTGCGGCAGGCAAAGGAGTGAAATCGATTGTTGAAGAATATTATCTGTCTGCTTCTTCGTCCTCGACAACAGGAGGAAGCTGGTCAACAACAGTTCCGGCATGGCAAAACGGGAAATACATGTGGACACGTTCCGTTATCACTTATACGGATAACTCCAAAACCACAACAAACGCAGTATGTGTGAGCGGTTCCAAAGGTGACAAGGGAGATAAGGGGAATACCGGTGCAACAGGTCCGCAGGGGCCTCAAGGTCCCCAAGGTCCTCAAGGTACACCCGGACAGAATGGTACTCCCGGTGCCAGCTTTATCCCATGCGGAGCATGGATTTCAGGCAATGTTCCTTACAAGAAAAACTCAGCGGTAGAATTTGCTGAGAATGCTTTTGTAGCACTACGTGATACCAGTGCACCACCGTATGCCATTGCTAAATACAATAATGGTAATTATGTCCGTACACCACAGGGATATCTTTTGGCTGGAACTCCATCAACAAACACACTGCATCCCGACTGGCAGCGACTCACTAATATTGAGCCACCGACATTATACTGGTTGGATAGCTCATGCAGTTCAATAGCTTATACATCGACTGGCAGTATGTCTCCGTCAGCTTTTACCGTCAGTTGCAAGAAAAACCGTAACGGAGTTGTTGGTAAGTGTGCCGAACTGTGGTTGGTTGCAAGAAAATATGACGGTTCCTGGCGCTCTCATGCCGGTCCGGTGCAGTCGGCTTCCATATCTGTTCCGGCGGCTTCCGGCTGCACACAGTTTGCAGTCCGTGCTTATTGGTCATCCTCGGAAGCTAATGCCTGGTCAGACAATTATGTGGCAGAAATAGGAATCGGAGTAGCGGAAGCTGGTGCTACCGGGGCTACGGGAGCTTTCCCACGTGATCGTGGCCCATGGCGTTCGGGAGAATCATACGAGTGGAGTGCAGACTATCGTGACAAGGTAATACATCCTTTTAACGGGGTTTATTATAACTTCCTTGTTCGTACTCAAGGCTCGACGGTTACGGATGCGCCGACATCAGCTAACGGCGATGATAACTGGGAAGCAATGAACAAGCTGGTGAATATTGCCACCGATACATTGTTTTCTGACGGAGCCAATGTCGCAGGGTTTATGTTTAGTGGTGGTGTGATGAAATCACAACAGTCAACAAATGGAGTTGCAAACATGATCCTGAATGGGAATACCGGGTATTTCCATTGTGTCAATGCCGAGATTACAGGTAAATTTATAGGTAATATATCCGCAGACTCCGGAACTATCGGAGGATTCTCAATCGGTGCAAAGAGTCTGAGTAATCTGGCTGCAGATGTGTCTCTCAGCATTGGTAACTATAACAACAGTTCAACCAAATTATTTTCAGTTAACCGGGGGACAAGTGCAATGCTTCAGGTACGACACGATAGTGGAATCTGTATCAGTGCTGAAACTTACGGTTCATCTGATTCTATTGCGATCAAGGCACTCTGTAATGCATCCGGATATGGGCAGGCTATTCAGGCCTATGGAAATGTCTCGCTTTTGGCTAGAAGTACGGAAAAAACCAGAATTAATGGTGTTGTTGTCAACACACGACGAATAACATCATCTGCAACCATCAATGCGAACGATGACTTTCTCATTTTTGGTAACTCTGGGAATATCACAGTCACCATGCCGAGTACATCTGCTTCACCTGCTGGGAAAATTCTTTATATGAAAAGAGTTTCAGGCAGTGGTGCTATAACCTTATCCGGTTCATTCCGCAATCCCAATAATTCCGGAGGTGCAAGCTCTCTGGTTATAAATGATGATGTATCCAGATTTTTTGTACGGGATGATCAGGGATATTGGGTTCAATATACCTGTGGTTAATCATAATTTTTAATATCAGCTATATGAAGAAAGTAAACTTTAAAAAAATGCGATTCTGGTCTGGTATCGACCATACTCAAAAGCTGGAACAGGATGTTCGGCTTGACTTGGCCAATCTGATATATCGGTATGGTGATATACGAGGGATGGATTTAGCCCTTCGTATTTACCATTCTGATGGAGATATAGAACTTTCAGATGATGAGTTCACATATTTACAGAGTTTTGTATCTGGACATTGCTCTCCTCAGATGGTAGAAGCTATGCAGGAATTATAAAATATCATTTAATAACCATTTAAAAAAATACAATTATGGCAGATCAATTCGAAAACCAGTTACCACAGAAAAGTGACGCAAAATGGGTACGTGCATTAGATGCTTCCGGCAACCCAATTTTAATCAGCAAAGAAGACCTCGCATCAGTTGTGGGAGGACTAATCGGTGTTTCTAATTCAGAAAATAATGGTTTGATGCCAGCAGGCTTATTTATTAAGCATCCATACACGGTTTATTTAGATCCCCAACAAAGCTTTGAAATTACCGATGTTAATGGCTTTGTTGGTATTCGAGATGGTTATTCTTTTGGTGGAATCGTTCTCTTTTTCTGTACTTTTGGACAAGTACAACAAATAAAGACTGGTAGTTATAGTGGGATTTCTTTAACTTTTAAAGACTCCACTACTCTTATACTAAAAAATATATCTAGTAACAGGAGAGGTTATCAGATTTTCTATCAGCAAATCTTTTTCTAATGGATTTGATCTCAATTATTACGGATATAGGCTTAATTTTTAAAATAAAAAAAACATCTAGGGCCAGTTATTGCATCTGCAATTTTAGTGCCTTTGGGTAATGAAATATATAATGCACCATAATCTCTCGTTGAAATATAAGAGTCATTAGAAATATAAAAAGATTTTCTACTTATACTTGATATTTCATATGATATAAATAAATCTTCTTGAATATTATCAGATGCTGTTCCCGAAATTAATATTTGGACTATATTATACCATACACAACATCTTATATCAACTCCTTTTAATGACTTCGTATATTCCTGTTTATTGTTTGCAATCAGTCCTCCCAC